CTGTTCCGGCCGCCCGGATTGGGGTCAGAGATTTTTCGGACCCCTCCCCCTCGGCTCGTCGTCGCTCCATCCAACAGAGCGTCGTCGGCGGACAACCGATCACAGCGGCGCTCGAGCGCTATTGCAGCGCCGGCACTGGGCGAGCAGCCGCTGGGCGTGCCAGGCCCGACGATCACCGCCCAGCTGGGTGAGGGTGAGCGGATGGCCGCCGGTGAGCGGGTTGGCCGGGCTGCCGGCGTCGGCGTACGGACAGCCGCCCGAGGTGTGACACCACGGCTCAGCGGCGATGGCCGCAGCGGTGCGCACCCGGTGGGCGGGACCGTAGCGGCTGGCATGGTCGGGGCAGGCCGCCCGGTCAACGGGTCGCCCACAGACGGGACAGGGACGGCGCATCGGGCGTCTGGTCCATGGGCTCCTCAAGGTCTGAGGGTGGCGAGCCGCACACCATGCGTCACCATCGGATGCATCGGTGCACGCATCACCACAGAGCGTCGCGGTGCATCATGCCACCACGGCGACCGAACCAGGCGATCTGGCTGGCGTCAGTCCTCGGCCTTGTCCAGGCACCGCTGCCCGCCGTCGGACTCGAAGATGCGCCAGCGGGCCAGGCGGTTGTAGTCCCGGGACAGGTCGAGGTGGACGCCGTAGCGCCCCATCGCCCGGGCCATCATCGCCACCGTGCCCGTGCCGCCGAACGGATCCAGCACGACGGCGGGACGGGTCGGCGCCTCGGGCACCTCGCAACCACAGCGGTAACCGGTGATGGTGGCCTCTAAAGAGGCAACGCCATAGGGTCGCTTGTCTGCATCAAGCGTCGCGCCACCCGTACGAACGGACGCCGTACGATTGTCGGTTCGCTGGTGATGAATGGTGCGATAGCTCTTCTCCACCACCGGCGCCCGTGGCTCCCCGCAAGCGGTACAGATGCCGGTGGGCGACCAGCCGTCGATGATGCGCCGGGGCCACTCGGGCGGGAAGGCGGCGAAGTGGTCGACGCCGAGATCGTCGGGCACCGTCAAGGGCTGCGAGGGGATCGACCACACCGACCCCGGCAACTTGCCGAGAGGGTTGTGGAACCGTCCCGCATCGGCCGTAAACCCTCCCCAGCCGTTGTCACGTGCCTTCGCTGGACCACCGGACGCATTCGCCGTCTGCTCCTCCCGCACCTCGTCCAGTCCGGCAAAGTACCGCTCGCCCTTCGTAAAATGGAACCAGTTCTCGTGGCTGCGGCGCACCCGGTCGGTCACGCTCTCCGGGAGGGAGTTGTGCGTGAGCACCCCCGACGCCAGGGCGAACAGGTGCGGCTCGTCGGCCACGCCGATGTCCCAGAACCGTCGAGCCCGTGACCGGCGCACAGCAACGACTTCGGTGTCGGACTTCTTGCGCCGGTCCACATCTTCGTAGAGCGTGCCCGCCCACGTCGGCCACGTACGGCCGAAGGCGTCGACAGTGCCCCGCCGCAGGCGCAGCGACATCCCGAGCCGTGCCGCAAGAGCCCTCAGGTCACGAGCCAGATCGTCGTTGCGGCCGGTGAAGTTCAGCGTGATGCGCCCGCTGGCTTCGGTGTGAGCGTCGCCGGCTACGTAACCCTCGAGCACGGCCCGCAGGAAGCGATCGTCACGTGACCAGATGCCAGGCCGAAGGCACTTCGTGTAGACGTTCTGACCGCCGACATAGGTCGCCAGGGCGGCGTCGAGGAACCGGCCGCACAGGTTGATGGTCACGCCGTTGCCGCTCGTGCGATACACGTGACAGGACTCGCCGAAGGACTCTGCGAGCACCTGCAGGCGTTTCAATCGAGCCTCGTGCTTGACGTGGGAGGCGACCTGGATGGTGCCGCCCGACCGGGACCCGTTGGCCAGATAAGCACCGACGAACCAGCCGATCTCATCGTCGAGGCGTTCAGCACCATCGACGCTGTCAGGCAGGCGGCACGGTTCCAGGACATCGCCGACGGTCAAGTCCCTGGCGTGGACGTTGCCTTTGCCGACGACCGGCCAGCGATGATCAGGTGTGCAGCCGATGCGCTCGCCGTTGCGCAGCTCGAGCTCCAAGGCGTTCGTGTCGGCGGTCCGCTCGGTCGGCTGCCACCAGAGCACCTGCGTCCAGCGCCGGCCATTCCAGAGCTGCACCTGGTCGGGGGCGTAGTGGCGGCACAGGTCGTGCAGCTTTGTCACGGTCGGACGGCCCTTGACCTTGGCGTAGACGTTCGTCCCGCCGCTCAGGCAGTTCGGCTTGTCCCATATCACCTCGGCCCGCAGCGTCCATTGCGGGCCGCCGCCCGGCCGGTACTGGTCGGGACAGCAGAGACCGAGGGCGAAGCGCCACGGCAATCCCATGAGGCTCTTATCGGGGACGTCATAACCCCGATTGCCAGATGACAGGACGCCGCTGTCCTTGGCGGCCGTGTTCATGTTCGCTATAGCCATGCCGTGGCGGGACGCTGCCAAGGCACCGGTCTCAGGCCCGCAGCCGCTCCCCCCGTACTTGTCGCCGAGGTTGATCCACGCCGAGGCGCCCGGCTTGAGCACCCGCCAGCCCTCGTCCATCACCGCCCACAGCGCAGCCAGGAACTCGGCGGGGGTCGGCTCGGAACCGAGCTGGCCGGCGTAGTGCTCACCCTCGTCCTGGTAGGAGCGCAGAGCGAAGTACGGCGGCGAGGAGATGAGCAGGTCCACCGAAGCGGTGGCCAGCGGCATGGCCAGTGCATCGGCCCGCACGACCGCCGCTCCGGTGGCGTCGGGATAGGACCTCGGCGCCACGGCCACCGGCTCGGGCTCGGTCAGCCGGTCGAGCAGTTCCTGCAGGTCGTCGCCGCTCCAGCCCGTCGCCGCCAGCAGCTCCTCGTCGGCGTCGTGCACCTCGGCGATGAGGGCGGCCAGGGCGGCGTCGTCGTAGCCGCCCAGCTCGGCCGTGCGGTTGTCGGCAAGAGCGAAGGCGTGGGCGGTGGTCGGATCGTCGTCCACCCACACGACGGCGACCTCGTCCCAGCCCAGCTGGCGGGCGGCCCGGACGGTGTGGTTGCCAGCGATGACCTCGCCCGTGGCCCGGTTGGCCACCACCGGCTTGCGCTGGCCGAAGGCGACGAGGCTCCGGGCGATGGCGTCGACGTCACCGACCCGGGGGTTGCCCTCGAGCAGGGCCACGTCGTCGAGCGGCGTGGCCAACGGGACGAGGTCGGCGACGATCACCTAGCGTCGTCGGGCTCCGGCTCAGGCTCGGGCGTGGGGGCGGGCTCGGGGGGCGGGACCGTGGACATGGCTTCCTCCGTGGGTCGTCGGCGCTCTCCAGCATGCAACCCCTCGGCCGACGATGGAGGGACCGGTACCCAGACGAAGCCCTCGCCCGGTGGGCGTCGCTCCAGTTGTCGGGCGGTCGGGTTGTGGCCGGGCTTCAGCCGGCGCACGAGGTCGACATCGCCGACCGGCTCGACCCGCACGCCCGCCCGGCGCCGACCCAACGGCGAGCCGGCCCGGCACTGCTGGCAACGTGGCCAGCCGCCGCTCGAGGGCATCCAGCGGCTCGTTCCGCCGGTGCTCAGGATGGAAACCATCGTCCGGCTCTGACAGCTGGGGCACCGAGCGACGACGTAACCGGTCTCCCGGCCGAGCGCTTCAAGGCGATCCCACGTGTCTTCAGGCTCAGACATTGAAGAGTTCCTGTGTTGGTACGTTGGAACGTCCCACATGGCCATTCGCGCGTTTTCTGACTTCAACCCCGTATAAGCCCCCATAAACCCCCAGGTAAACAGGTATATGAAACGACTCCGCGTGTAGAGCAGCGGCGGAATCAAGTTGGAATACCAACATTCCAACACCTGAAGATGCTCATGTCGGCGCCGACTCGCCGACGACCCAACCGGCGTCGTCGGCGGGCTTCAGCCAGTCCCGTTCTTCGGCCCAGGCGATCATCTCGTCGATGCTGGCCTCCTGCCGATGCCTGCCGGCAGCGGCGTGCGTCAGCTCGCGCCGGCTCACAGGCTCGGGTGCCAAGCGAGCAGCGCGCCGGGCCATCGCCCGAGCACCGCCGACGACGGCCCGCTCGTGCGTGTCGACGTCGAGAGCCTGAACCGTGATCCGTTGCCGACGCACCAGTCCGCTCGTCCGCTCGTCTTCAGCCTTCTGAACGGCAGCCCGGGCGCGCTCGATGATCCAGCGGCGCATCGAGTCCGAGGCGTCGAGGATCATCCCGGCCAGGCGCCAGTCATCCACAGTGATCCGCAGCCGGTGGGCGAGGATCGCCAGCATGGCTGCTTCCTTGAGGCGGTTCTGATCTCGGTGGGCGTCGAGGGTGTCGAGGACGAGGGCGCCACGCTGGATGGCCAGGGCCCGCTCCCGCACCTCGGCGAGCACCTCGGGCTCGAGCTCGATCGTCTGCCCGCCGGTGATCGCCGACGGCACCCACGGTCCTTCTGGCCACGGCGCCGGCGCCTCGGGCGGCTCGGCGGGGATCGAGGGGTCGTTGGCGTGGAACATCACGACCCGCTGAGGCGTTCCCGTGGACGAATCGGCGAACAGCTGGGCGGCGGCGACGTCCTGGAGCCCGACGAGCAGCACGAGGCGATAGGAGCCGGCTGGCAGGACACGGAGCGTCTCCTGCCGGGCGTTGGCCTGGCCCAGCAGCTCACCGCTGTAGGCCGACCGGAGCGTGGGCAGGATCGTCGTGCCCGCCCGCTCGGCCATGCGGGTCAGGGCCTCGCCCTCGTCCAGCAGCAGCAGCGCCGCCGTCCTGGACCGAACCTTGACCTTCACCGTGCCCTTGCCGCTGGGCTTGGGCTCCTCCCGCCACTCGTAGAAGACCTCGGCGACGCCCTCGCCCGAGCCCAGCGGCCCCTCGAAGACGTCCGTGCGGGTGATCGGCACCAGGGCCCGCCCCAGCGCCGACGAGGTCGTCTTGCCGGCGCCTGAGCTGCCGATGACCGCCACCAGCGCGTTCAGGCTGATGGGCACGGCGATGCTCGTGTCGATCGTGAGCCCGTGCGGGACGAGGACGCACAGCCGGGCCCGCACCGCCGCGTACACGGCGTCGGCCGAGCGCATGCGGGCGTGCGCCCAGCGGCGCAGCGCGGCCAGCTCGGGCCGCTCCCAGAAGCCCTCGGGCAGGTTGCGGGGCGGCGCCGACTCGGGCTCGACCAGTTGGCCTTCGTGGATGGCGACGCCGGCGAGCGGGTCGCGCTCGGCGAGCCAGGCGGCGTGGATGCCGGTCGCCTCGGCGACGGCGCGCAGCGCGGCGGTCCGGTCGCCGCCGAACTCGTAGACCGCCAGCACGTCGGCGGCGTCATAGCTCGTGGTCGGCACCTGTCGGGGCGGGTCGCCCCGGAAGGTGGGCCAGGTCTCGAACTCGATGACCGACGTCGAGTAGTTGATCATCCGGCCGTTGGCCTTCTTGATCTGCGCCGACACGCCGCCGAACTTGTCCTCGCCGGGGCGGGTGACGTAGATCATCTCGGGCGTGTCCTGCCAGTGGCTCCAGCCGTGCCGGCACAGGATGCCCAGCACGCCCTCGGTGGCTTCGATGTGGGCAGCGGCGACGTCCATCCACGAGTCCCCCACGACGCCACCGGTCCACGGCCGGGGGACGGTCAGGCGCCTGGCGGCGGGGACCGAGACCTCAACCGACGCCACCTCGTTGCACTCGGTCGCCGCCGCCAGCAGGACGGTCCACTCCTCGACGGTCACGACGGCGATCGAGGCGAACCCGCCCGAGCGCAGGACCCAGGAACCGCCGGTGGGATGGGTGGTGCCGTTGGAGGGGGCGACGATGACGAAGCCACCGTCGCCCCTCGTCTCGATCAACGGGCGGGGCCCGTCGTCGGTCATGCCGCTGGCCAGGCGGATGTTGCCGCCGACGTGGTCGGGCACGTGCGCCATCGTGTGCATGCCGCCGCTCGGCGTCGTCTCCTGGTAGCCGGCGACCATCCGCTTCCAGATGTCCCGGGCGTCGTGGCGGTCGAGCGCCGCCACCAGGCGTCGGCACCGGGCTTCGTCGCTCACGAAGCGCCCCTCGAGCTCGAGCATCTGGAGATGACCCGACACCCGGCCGCACACGATGCCTAGACCGGGATAGGCGTCGAACCACGCCTCGACGGTGATGCGCGACGGCCGCTCGCTCTGGTACAGCTCCCAGCCCGGTCGGCGCTTGCCGGCTCCATCCGCCGGGCCGTGATGGGGCACCGCCAGCGGTGCCTTCGTGCCGTCCGTGCGGGGCCGGATCGGGCACAGCCCGGCGTCATAGGCGGCGAGCGCAGCGGCCAGGATGGGGGTCATGATCACGCGAACGTCGTCATGACCTCGACGCGGTCGACCCAGCCAGCATCGATGGCAAGGGCGATCCACCTGTGCGGCGTGGTTCCTTTTTCAGGCATGTGTGAGGTCACGAGCATGTAAGACTCCCGGGGTTCGGCCAACGACAGCAGCGCGGCATTGGCGACGAACTTCTTGACCGTGTCGGTGCGCAGGCATCCGTTGCGACCTGACTCCGATAGCCACGACCCTTTGCACTCGATCCACCAGGTCTGACCCAACGGGTCACGAGCGATGATGTCGACCTCGATGAGCGTGGTCGACTCGCGCCAGTGCTGCCCGAGGATCGTCCACCCGGCCATCACCAACTGCGCGACGACGGCGCTCTCGAAGCTGCGCCCCTGGGCGCCGGCGGCGGCCTGGAAGCTCATGGCTTGTCCAGTACGAAGATCTGCTCCGGGTACCGGTCCTCGTGGTTCTCGCCCTGGCGCAGCCCCCCGCCCTCGAGCTGATCGAACCAGGCCAGCTCGAAGCCGAGACCGAGCAAGGTCGTCACGTGCCAGGCGGCAACGTGCTGACGAGTGAACTGGCGGTCGTGGTCCTTGACGTTGAGCACGAACCGGCCGCCGGAGCGCAGCACGCGCCACGCCCCTTCCCACGCCTGGGCGTGGAAGTGGCGGTAGTCCTTGCCCCACTGCATGCCGCCCGAATTGCTTTCGGTCAGCTTGCGCCCGAGATCGTGCGTGTAGGACCGACGCAGCGACCCGTCCTTGGCGTCGTGCTTGTCGGCAAAGCGGTTGCCGTAGGTCGGCGACGTGACGATGGCGTCGAAGCTGGTGTCGCCGAACGGTAGGTCAAGCGCGTTGCCCACGAGCGTGTCGGGATGCAGTCGCGCCCACTCGGGCTCGAGCTCGACGCCAACGGTCCCATTCTCCAACAGGTGGATCCGACCGGTGCCAGCGAACGGGTCGAGCACCCGGGGGTACCGAGCGACAGGAACGGCTGCGGCGAAGATGGGCAGCAGCCCGAGGGCGAACCTCGCCGGATGCGACGCGCCGCCGCCGACGTCGGGCTTGGACACCCTGACCTCGTGGTCGGGGTGGACGATGATCGCCTCGCCCTCCTCGTCGAACAGCACAATCTCGCCGTTGATCTCCTCGACGTGCTCGACCTCGCGCTCGTCGCCGTAATCGTCGGTCACCACATCGCCGGGGACGATGGAGCGAGCCGGACGCGTGGCCGGGCGGCTCTTGCCGTCGAGCCCGATGATGCGCTCGGGAACTGCGGACTGATCCGCAGTTCCCAGGTCGTTGCGGACCGTCTTGTCATCGACTCCTAGCGCCTTGCCGATGGCCCGAAGGCTGTGCCCTGCGACGCGCAGATCGACGGTCAGGCGGCGACGCTGGTCGACGCTGAGGTGTCGACGATCGAGATTCAACGTGCCAGCCAGCTCGAAGCCCTGGTCGTCGTCGGCGACCTCCCATACCTCGACCGGGCACTCTACGCCGAGTTCTTCAGCGAGCTGTGTTCGATGGTGCCCGTCGATGATCCGGCCGTGCTGATCCTTGATGACCGGCAAGAGCACGCCATGGCGCTCGATGCTCGCTCGCAACGCGGCGCGAGCACTCTCGTCGAGCTCGGGCAAGATCTGGAAACTCTTCTCGTCCCTCACGAGTCCGAGAACAGGTCGTCGACCGGCACGCTGGCCGCCGCCGGTGCCGAGTACTTCGCCCGGTAGAGCTTCGCCTTCTTGCCCGGCGCCGGCTCGGCCTGGCCTGTGTAGGCGACGGCCAGTTCGCCGCCGACCGCTACAGCCTCAACTCCCGCCGCCTCGCCCGCCGTGCGGATGGCGCTCAGCATGGACTCGCCTTCACCACTGGACGGCGTGTACTTGCCGCCACGGGCGAACAAACTGACCGTGTCCCCATTCTCCTGTTCGAGCGAAAAGACATACTGCATCATTGGTGAACCGTCTTTGAAGGTACGGGGCGATCCGTCCATTTCGGTTTGCTGGCGCTGCTCGATGTTCGTGATTCTGCCCTTATACGTGTCCCCGATCTCCACGAATTTGGCGCTTGGGCTGGATTCCAGATCGGAGAGCGGGATGCTGGTGGTCATGATGCGTTGTCCCTTTCTTCAATGGTGGTGTTGGGAAAGATGTTCAGGACGAGGGCCATGTAGTCGACCCCCGGTTTCTCGGGCGGGAACGGCAGGGCGTGGCGCTTCTCCACACCGTTGAGCGCCACCTCTATGGCCTCGAGCTGCTCGGCCGTGTGGTCGTCGCTCCTGGGTAACGGCGGCACGCCCACCGGCCAGGACGTGCCGAGGTCGACCCGGGCGGCGGGGTGGGCGCCGATGACGTCTATGCGCCCCTGCAGCCACGCCCGCACCTCACCCACGAGCTCGGGCGAGGGCAAGGCGGCGGCCCCGGTCGGAGAGGAGGGAGACCTGTCCTCCTCGGGGCCGCCGCCCACCCGATCGCCGCCCACCACCGGGGCCGTCTCTCCCGGCGGCGGTTGGATGGCGGCGATCGAGGCTTCGAGCTGGGTGGCGAGGTCGCCCTGATGGTCGGCGAGGCGGGTCGACACCTCGGCCTTGCGCCACCCCCGGGCCCACATGCTGTGCCCGAACGCCCCCCAGCCGGCGGTGAGGTTGACGACGTACAGCTCGCACTCACCGGTGCCGGCGTTGAGCCAGCAGATCAGCCCGTGGTCCTGGTCGACCTCGGGCATCGGCGAGCGCACGTCTTCGCTGCCGTCGGGCGCTGGGCCCTGGCGGTAGAGGGCGTCGCCTCGGCTGTAGCCGGCGAGCTGGACGGCGATGCTCTGCCAGCTGTAGGAGAGGTCGGTACCGGTCTTGAGGTCGCCGATGAGCGGCAGGGCGAAGCCGGGCACCGAGTACAACCGGTCGAACGTGCCGGCGACCCGGTGGTGGTCGATGACGATGGTCTGCTCGACCATGCCGGGCACGACGGTGATGCCGGCCTCGGCGAGCGTGTCGGTGTAGGCCCGCAGGTCGCGCTCGGTCTCGGGTGTCAGGTGCGTGGGCGGCCGGTCGAGGTCGACGAGGGCGGTGAGCGAATGCAGGGACGTGCCCGTGTCCCGGCGGTCGGTGGCCCCGCCGGCCGTCGCGCACTCCTCCACCAGCGCCTTGCATCGGGCCTTGCTGGCCTGGCCGTGGTACCACGGGTCCCCGTTGGTCTGGGCGATGTGGGCTTCCCATTGCGTGCGCAGGCCCCGGCGCATGATCACGCCGCAGATGGCCAGCGTGGCTTTCCAGTTGGCCAGCCCACCGCCGTCGTCGAGCGCCTTGGCGACCGTGGTCATGCGGGTGTAGCCCACGGGGCTGTCCTCGTCGGGCGGGAGGATGAGGTACCGGCCCCAGCGGTCCCGGCGCCACTCGTCGGCCGCCGCCGGCAGGGCGGACAGGGGGATGCTCACGGTGCCTCCTCCTCGCTGTTGCGAAACTCACAGGACACGCACAAGGGCTCGGCCTCGGCCGGCGGCGGTCGCTGCCGGGAACGCTTCACGCCCCACTCGCAGTAGGTCTTGCCGGCTGCCCGGCACGTCTCCTCGAGTGCGGTCAGCCGGGCGTCGACGGCGGGATAGAAGAAGCGGATCAGCGCCCGCTCTTCGCGTTCGGGACCCTGGTCGGCCATGGCTCCGCACAGGCACTCGCCGCTCATATGGAGATTGGCCGCCACCTCGTTCACGGGCAGCTTGCGGCGACGCCGGTAGTTGGCCATCTCCTCGTTTGCCCAGAACAGGAGTGGGTTGACCCACACTTGGCCCTTCCGGCGATTGACCGGGTCGCGGTAACCCATTCGTTTGCGTGACTCGGCCTGACGGATGCCGGTCAGCAGCATGAATCGCTGGCCTCGACGAGTCCGGTGGGAACGCAGGAGCGCCTCGACGCATCGTTCCTTCAGGCGGGAGTAGACGATGTGGTGGACGCCGGGGCCGGGGAGACCGTCGAGCACGGGCAGGGTCAGCACCAGTTCCTCATACGCGACCGGCGGCGACCACTCCGAGAACGGGAGCCCGTAGGAGGACCCGACTCGGCGAGCGAAGTCGGTCGTCTCGGGTACACCGATCCCGGTGTTGATGTGCACGACCTCATCGGCGTGAGCGGCGACGGCGTCGAGCAGTACAAGCGAGTCGTTGCCGCCGCTGAACATGACGAAGGTGCGAACGGGGTCGTGGTCGGCCTTGGCTTGCTCGATGATGGCGGCCGCCTCGGCACGCATCTCCTTCAGCGCACGGCTCACAGCATCTCCTCACGATGGAGAACCCACCGACACCCGCAGTGGGACCGGTGGTGCGGACAGGCGTGGCCGTCTCGAGTGCTCAGCCGCCAGCCGTGCACGACCACGAGCCAGCCGGCCTGGCGCAGGGCGAAGAGGGCGTCGATGTGGTCGTCGTCACGCATCTTGTTCAGCCGGGCGGACACGTTGGAGTGGCTCGTGGTCTGCACGCCGAGCGTGAGCGGGCCCCGCAGAGCGACGAGGTCGACCATGCCGAAGAGGTCCTTGCGCACGCCGCTGTTGGCGCTCGAGGGCACCCAGCGCTCGCAGATGTCCACCAGCCAGCCCTCGCTGCGCAGGTGGCGCAACGACAGCTGCGTGGGCGTCATCACTGCGGGGACCGCCACTCGAACATCTGGCGGACCGAGTCCACCGAGGCGGTGTAGGGCCGGCGCTCGGTCTCGGTGACGAGCTCGACCAACATGATCTGGTCGCCGACCGGGTGGGCGTCGTCGAACTCGGTCGGCGTGAAGAACACGGCCTGGCCGCTGCAGACCTCGCAGTGGCAGCAGATCACTCGTCCGTCTCCCAGTTGAACAACCGGAGCTGCCGGTGGGGCGGCTTCACGACGACGAGCTCGGGGGTGTTCACCGCCTCGGTCTCGTTCATCGGCGGGTTGCCGCCGTGGGCGAAGAAGTAGTCGGCGACCCGGTGGTAGGTCCGGCCGTTGCAGCGGTGGCAGTGGCAGCACAGAGCAGCGGCCATGGCGGCCTCCTTCGGGGTGGAAGTGAGAGAATCCGTGCCCCCGGCTAGGGACATGCCACCCGACGGCGGCGCCAGTCACCCCGGGCGGGCCGGGGGCACGGATGATCAGGCGCCTTGTAAAAAGGCGTCGAGCAGGGCCCGGCGGACGTACCACCGGGACCCGAGCTTGAAGGCCGGCACGGGGAACCGGTCCTCGGCGATCATGCGACGGACCGTCTTGGGCGTGATGCCCAGAAGAGCGGCCACGTCATTTAGCGTGTAAACCAACGGTGACACCTGCGTAATTACGTTAAGCAAAGTGTCGTCTTCGGCGACAGCAGAAGGGGAACGCACCATCATGTAGCCCCCAGAAATTGGGCCCCAAAGGGTCACCCCGGGCCGCTTAGGGCCGCTTAGGGGCGGTTCGTGACGGTGACCGTACGCAGGTCGTCACCCGAGTGACAACCCCCTTTTCCCGGTCAATTCTGCTTCCCCTTTACGACAACCGCCCAGCAACCCCACACCAGCATTTACACCTAGCCCTTGATCATTGGCTGAAATACGCGCCCTCGTAACGACCCGGGCGACCTCCGACGCCCGCCCGTGGGCCTGGATGGCGTTGACCGTCCTGGTACGCCACCGCCATGGCTCCTCCCCGCTCGAGCCCGAACAGCGGCCAACAGGACCGCCACGTGACGCCGAGCGTGACGCGACTCGACCGCCCGTCGATCGACGATCAGCCGCCGGCTGTCTTCGAGTTCATCGGCTTGGGCTTCCGTCGCGCCTTGGCTCGTGCTCGTGCCGCCGACGCCTGGCCGCCGACGACCTGCCCACCGATCGACAGTTCGACCCGTCCCTCGGTGAAGCCGCGTGTGCCGTCGGCTCGGAACACCCGCACCGACAGCTGAGCGGCCGACATCCACGCCTGTCGTTCGGCCAGCGACGCGTACTCCCAGCCGACGGTGATCGCCTCGAATGTCATCCCCATGGGGCCGAGCGGGGCGAGTTCGGCTCGCTCCTCGACGATCCTGGCCGCCTCCTGGTTGAGCGCCAGCTCGGCGGCCTGGCCGGCGGGGATGGACAGCTCCAGGCGTCCGATCGCTCGCCCGACCTCGTGGCGTCGTTCGGTGAGGGCGTCTTCGCGCAGCTTGAGTTCGGCTCGCCGGTCGGCGTCGGCGTCGCCGGCGGCGAGAAAGGCGAGGAACCGGGGGCTGTCCACCCAGGCGAGGAACTCGTCGGTGACGTACCGCTCGAGTGGCGGGCCGATGAGCGACGCACCTCCGCATCCGTTCTCGCCTGACGAGCAGATGTAGTGAAAGGTCGGACCGGTCTTGGCGAGCGTGCGGGTCTGGCCGATCAGCGGCGTGTTGCACAGCCCGCAGACGGCGAAGCCGCCAGTCAGCAAGTACGCCCGGGATGGGCGCCGTGCCCCGGTGTAGGTGCGCTTGCGGCCGGTCTTGTCGACGACGACTCGAGGCTGGGAGAACACCTGCTGGACGGCGTCGAAGGTGACCTCGTCAACGATGGGGTCCCATACGCCTCGGAGACCGGTGCGCTTGCCGTGGCGAGTGTGGTGGCCAGCGATGACCGGGTTGGTGACGACACGCTTGACATGGTTCGGCTTCCAGGGCCCGCCATTGCGTCGGAGCATCTTTCGCTCGTTCAGGTGCCTAGCGATGGCGGCCTGATTGTGGCCAGCGAGCACCAGATCGACGATGGCGAGGATGGTGGTCGCCTCGTCAGGCACGATGACGTAGGTAGCGCCGTCGGTAGTGTCTCGGGGATGGGCGTAGCCGTAGGGACGGCCGCCGTGCGGGCGTCCGGCACGTGCCCGCTGCTCAAGGGTCTCCAACACGCCGAGCTTGGTAGTGACGCGGTGATGCACGTTGAACAGGTTCGTCACGTCGCCGGCCATGTCCTCGCCTTCGAGCAGCGAAATCGATCCGGTCTCCCAGGTGGTCAGTGCCTTGATGCCGGCGGCGAGGCAGTAGACCTGGAAGCGAGGCCAAACGACCTTGCCTCGAGAGATGCGGGCCTGCACGCGACAGAGAACGTCACCGATCTCGCCTCGGGCGATGGCTTCGAGCATCGCTTCGTAGCCAGGCCGGTAGGTGTCGTCGTCGGCGGACAGGTCGTCGTCGGTGAAGAGAAGCACGAGCCGGCCGGGCCATCGTCGAGCGGCGTCAGCCAGACCGACAGCGGTCTGCACCTCGACCGAGTCCTTAGTGCCGTTGGGGTTCCTCGAAAGCCGGCAATAGAGGGCGACGGCGCGGTCGTAGCTGATGCGTGCGATCTCTGGAACGTCGACGCCTGAGGCCATCCGCTAACACTAACAAAAACCCTCCGACTTCGGTCGGGGGATCTTTGTTAGATACTGTCTACCTGGACTTTCGCGCTACCCACCCGGTTTCCTGCCCTGGCTCACCCCACCTGCCGGCGCAGCAGCTTGTGCACGCCGGGGCCGGACAGGTGGGCCAGCCCGGCGATGGTGTCGAGGGTCTCGCCTTCGGCCCGCAGGGCGACGATGGCGGCGTCCCGGTCGGCCGTCGCTCGAGCCAGCTCGGCCTTGGCCCGCTCGACCCGGGCGACGGCCCGGGTGAGGGCGGTCTCGGTGACGGCCATCAGGTCGCAGCCTCGGCCAGCGCGGTGCGAGCCAGCCCGGCGAGGTCGACGTCCACGGCGTCGTGGACGGCCTGCCACGCCTCGTTCCGCTTGGCGTCGTCGCCCCAGCTGCGGTTGATCCTGTCGATCTCAGCGGCGTCGCTCGTGATCACGAGTTCGACACCGACGCGCTCGGCGGCGCTGCGGAACGCCGGCGAGGCCAGTTCCACGAAGCGCTCGTTGGCCTCGTGGACGAGGTCCGCCTGGTCGTCGGTCGCCACGTAGGCGGGGCTCTGCCCGGCTTGCGCGCACTCGGTCAGGATGTCGATGGCGACGGTGTTCATGATGCTCTCCGGTTTCGTGGTGCGGGTAGGCGTGGCTTCGACGGTGTTCATCGGGTCGTCGCCCGAGCCCATGCCCAAGCCGCCGTGGTGACCTCGTCCTCGTCCGGGCTGTAGCCCAGGGCGAGCAACTGGTCGCGGGTGGCGTCGGCCTCGGCCTCCATCTCCCCGGCGAGGTCGAATGCCCGGTGCTGCTCGTGCTCCAGCTCGAGCTCCTCGGCGCAGGCGGCGAGCTTGCGGTAGCGGCGGGCGGCGTCCTCGTCGGCGTAGAGGGCATCGAGCAGCTTGCGGGTCTGGCGGGCGGTGGGGTTGCTCTCGTTCTTCATGTCCCTATCTTAACCCGGTTAACAGTATCGGGGTATGGGCCAAGTGGCCCGAGACGCGAAAGAGCCCCGCCGGTAAGGGCGGGGCTCCGACTCGCTCGCCCTCCTCAGAGGGCGATGATCGCTCGGCAGTTGCCGAGCCAGGTGCGTGCCGAGCGCGGGCAGGCGAGGCGGGCGATCGCGTCGCGTGCGCCGTCCATCTCGTCCCGCAGCTTGCGGTTGTAGGTGGGGCCGAACGTGAGGCCCTCGGCGTGGTCCTCGATCATCTGGTTGAACTCGGCGGCAGCGTCAGCGACGGCAGCGGCGGGGCGGGTGATCGGCTGGATTTGCGGGGCGCTCTTCATGTCCTTATCTTAACCCGGTTACCGAACCGGGCTATGGGCCAGGTGGCCCCACCTCAGCCAGTGAAGAGCGGCGCCGCCCGGACGACGACCGGCGCCGGCGGGTGCTCGTCGGCCGGGCCGACGACGAGCGTCGTGGTCGGACGATGAGTGGTCGTCGTGGTCGAGCGGCGAACCGTCGTCGTGGTCGTCGGACAGGTGGTCGTTGTCGTGGTCTTCGGCCTGGTCGCCACGGCGGGCGCCGGCACGAGGATGCCAGCAGCGGCCAGAGCGACGGCCAGGGCCAGTCGGGTGCGGGTGATGTGCATGCGGGTCTCCTCGGATCGGGGGCGACTCAGGTCGCCCGATTGTGGGGGTACGCAGCGAAGAAGGCGTCGGCGTCGTTGACGACGAAGAGCTCGGCCCGCCACGACGTCGGCCAGATAGCGAGCACCTGGGCCTCGCCCCGGAGCAGGGCCACCGCTGCGGCGTGGCGCTCGGGTGCGTAGCGGGGCATGGAGACGACGCCGTCGGCGTCCACGGCCACATACGTCACCAGCCCGCTGTCATACGGAAACCCCCGGTCCAGCTCGCTCGTCACGGGCAGCCGGGCGAGGTACAACCTGTCCGCCTTCGTCATCGTGGCCGCCGGGGACGTAGGTCCGGTAGCGACGACGCCCAGCCACCCCCGGCCCCTGGGGTCTTGGCGAGCTCGTCACGGCCGTACTCGAGCGCCGCACGGACCTCATCGAGGACCGACGGGCCCCGGCCCTGGACGTTGCCGTGCAGGGCCAGATTCATGTGCTGCTCGAACAGCGTGTGCACCTTCTGGACGGACACCTCGATCGCCCTGTGCACCTCGGCACCCCAAGTATCGAGGCCCTCTTTCATGGCCTCGGCCATGTAGTCGTCGGTCAGGCGGGGGATCTCCTCGCCGCAGCGCTTCATCGCCGCCTCGAGGTCCCGTTCGGCACTACGGGCGATCTTGATCGCCGAGTGCAGCTCCCGGGTCATCTCCCGAGCCTCTTCCGTCGCCGCCTCCAGCCGCTCGATGACCTGCTCGAGGTCGCTCAGCCCGGTCACGGTTCCTCCTCGCTTCGCTGGTCGGTGCCCTCCATAGCCTCGCTAAGCTCGAGCGGCCGCAGCTCCTGGCCATTCACGCCCCAACACCATTCGCACCGGGTGCACCCCAGCTCGGGCCCGGAGCCGATGTCGTAGGGCCGGCGGGCCTCGACGTGCCCGCAGCACGGGCAGGCGGAGGTGACGGGCTCGGTCACGCCTCGTCGCTTCCTGGGGGCGTCAACAGAAAATGCATCGGCGGGACGAATGGTTGACCGGTATCGCCGTCGTAGGCAGCGAAGATGACGATGGCGGCCCGGTCGCCGGCGGCCCGTGACGCGACCATGGCGGCTTCGATGGCCGCCGCAGCGACGCTGACCTCGTAGCCGAGGGACTGCTCGAGGAGAAGCGCACCGTGGTCGTCGTAGAGCTGCACGATGAGTCCACCGGGGTTGCGGTCGGGCTCGATGCACTCGGGCCAGGGCTCGGCGCTCATCAGTTCGTCCCATGGTCGCAATGCTTCGCCTTGCGGCCCGACCCGCACGGGCACGGCGCGTTGCGCGGCGCCGGCTTCTCGACGAACAGCCCAACCGCGTCCACGCCCGGCAGTGTCACCAGACTGGCCGCCAGTTCTCGGTGCTCGACCTGCTCGGCGTCGGCCACGCGTTCGGCGTAGCCAAGGCGGGCGGCGTCCTCCAACCGACCGCTGGCGGCATCGGCCTGCCTCTCGTCGCCCCAGACCACGGAGCGTCCGTCGTAGTGATAGGCGACCGCCGTCAACGTCGTGGGGCCTTGAATGGGGAACATGGCGAGCACCAAGCCCTCAACCACTGCCGGGTCCCCGGCAGCGAAGCGCTCGGCCAGCTCGCCACGGCGGAGCGTGTCACCCGAGTCGCACGAGGGGACGGTGTACCCCTCCGTGACCAGCACCGCGAGATCGCATCGACTGAAGGCCAATGCGGCAGCGATGACCGGCGCGTGGTCGACACCGTCGCCGGACATGTGAACCGTCATCCACGGCTTGGCGTCGATCCACAGCTCGAGGCAGGGCATCAGATCCTCGCCGACGCCGTCGCGCTTGACGATCTCCTCTTTCATCATCTTGGCCCGCCGGACCGCTGCGGTGAAGATGTCCAGATCGGCAGTCATCGGTCGCCGTTCTCCGTGTCGCCGCCCATATCCTCGCCTCTGTCAAGTGCGGCCACTGCCCCGAGGATCGCATCGGCCAGGGTCTCGGCGCCGGGATAGAAGGTGCCTGCTCGGATCGGCACCCGGTAAGGACGCAGCGGCTCGACGGCCGCCCGCAGCTGGGTCAGCTCAGCGATGACGGCGGCGAGCTGACCACGTAGCTCGCCTTCGCCGTCGGCGAGCTTGTCGAGCAGTCTGTCCGCCTCGATCGCCTGTCGCTTGATCTCGCCCTCGGCGTCACGCATTCCCATCGCATAGCCGTCCGCTCGACCACGCAGGTACTCGTGTCCGAGCTCCCGGTCGCTCACGTCACGACCCGCCAGCGCCACCGGGCCCGGGGCCCCTCGAGCTCGACCGGCCCGTCGGCCAGCTCAGCGAGGACGGGCAGGGTGCTGATCGGTTGGTCGGTGCCGGTGCGGTCGATCCACAGGCGAGCCCGCCCGTTCCACCAGCCGGCGACGACGACAACCTCCTGGCCATCCACCACGGCGACCGCCGAGCTGGGCTCGGCGCCGAGGTAGACCATCTTGCTCACTCGCCACCGCTGGTCGCCCTCGTGCAGGCGGTACAGGACCTGTATCACGGTCGTCACTCGTGGAACCCCCAGATGTCGCCGGGCCCGACGCCGAGGCTGTCGGCGACGGCGTACATGCGGGCCACGCTCGGGAGCAAGCCGCCCTCCCAACTGGTGACGACGTGGACCGGCACACCGTGGAGCTCGGCCAGCTGGAATGCGGTCAGGCCCGTGGCCATCCGGGCGTCGGCCAGGCGCTGGCCGCAGGCGACTCGGTGCGCGTTCGCCAGGGTCTTCCAGACCGAAAGGTCGGCCATCTCGTCCTCCAACGCGGTGCTGGTCGTTGCAGTGCCCGATCGTAGCCACGGCGTGGGCAACCGACCGCGGATCCCGCAGCGCCCCCGACCCGGACCAGCACGTACGGGGCGGGGGCGCTATCCGGGCCGAGCGAGACGGAACAGAGCCGCCTGGAGCGACATCGCCGACGGGGCCTGAGGACCGCCGGCTTGGACCCGGACCAGGGCCGAGCCTAGCGACTCAGGTCCACGCCCCGATGGCGATGACGATGGTGATGGCGGCGGCGATGAGCCCACCGACGGCGAAGAACAGCGCACCGCTCGCCGAGTAGCCGCCGGAGCGGCCCTCGGTCTTGTCGATCCGGCTGGCCAACTGGTCGACCTCTTGGTTGATCCGGTCCATGCGCTCGCCGATCGACGTGGCGGCGGTTTCCATGCGGGCGGCGAGCGAGTCGATCCGGTTGTCCGCCTCGGCCCGGGGCATGAGCGTGGAGATCATCGAATCCAACTGCCCCCTGAACTCGTTCATCGATTTGAAGCGCTGTTCGGCGGCCATCTCGGCCTTGGTTGTGGCCCTGTCGGCGGCGATGAACGTGGCCTGCGTGCTCTTCTCCACGGCCAGGAGAGCGTCGGCCAGGGCCTTCTCCTGGGCCTGGAAACGCTGCTCGTCACGCAGGTTCTTCTCGCTCATGAGCGACTCGACACGGTGGCTGCGTTCGGCCAGGAGTCGCTCGAGGTGGACCCGCAGCGTCTCGGTCGTCCACACGGCCGGCGGTTCCTCGAGGCGGCGACGAAAGGTCATGAGCCGGTCACGGTCCAGCCCTTGGCAGTGGCGATCGACGGGGTGTCGGTAGCGGTGCCCCAGGCGCCGGTGACGGTGACGGTCTGAGCGGTAACGCCGGAGGCGAGATTCGCGTAGATCTCGTCGAGAGCGACCGGCCCGAGCGACTTGCTGGCGTAGTCGATCGAGATCTTGGTGTTGGTCACCTTGGACCGCTGCATCTGCAGGCAGCTACCGAACATCGTGGTGAGCGTCGTCGCTGCGGTGAGGTTCATCGCCGGAGCGATGCGCAGATTGGAGCAGCCGCTGAACATCGACGTGAACGTGGTGCCGGCCGAGGTCGTGGGCGCCGGCAGCGTGGAGAGCGTCGTACAACTCTGGAACATGGACGTGAACGTGACGCCAGCGCCCGAAGCGAAGGCGGGCACGTCGCGCAGTGTCGTGCAGCTCTGGAACATGGTCGTGAAGGTGACGCCGGCGGAGACGTCGAAAGCCGGAACGGTTCTCAGGGCCGTGCAAGTGCCGAACATCAGCGTGAAGTTCTGTCCGAGGTGCGTGTCGAAGAGCGGCACGGTCGCGAGTGTCGTGCAGCCACTGAACATCGACGTGAAGTTAGTGCCTTTGGAGGTGTCGATGAGCGCCACGGAACGCAACTGGGTGCAGCCGCTGAACATCGACGTGAAGTTGGTGCCGGCTCTCGTGTCGAGCAGCGGGATGGCCCGCAGTTGCGAACAACCGGAGAACATCGTCGTGAAGTTGGTGCCGAGACGCATGTCATAGGCGGGGACGACCTGCAGTTGGGTGCAGCTCTGGAACATCGACGTGAAGTCGGTGCCTTTGCTGAGATCGAAGGCGGGTGCTGTGCGCAGTGCGGTGCAGCCGGCCAACATCGAATTGAAGGTGAGGCCGTTGGCCGTGTTCAAGGGCGGCACGGCGGTGAGGGACAGGCACGACGTGAACATCCCGTTGAACGCGGTACCGAGGTGCGTGTCGATGAGCGGGAACTCACGGAGCATCGGACAGAAACTGAACATCGACGTGAAGTTGGTGCCTTTGGCCGTGTCGAGGAGGGGCACGGTTTCGAGAGCGCCACAAGTGTTGAACATGAACGAGAAGGTGGTGCCGTTGCTCGTGTTGAGGGCCGGCGCCGAGCGCAGTGACACGCAGCCGACGAACATCTGCGTGAAGTTGGTGCCGGCCGAGGTGTCGAGTAGCGGCACCGATTTCAGCGCCACGCAGCCTTGGAACATGGCCGTGAAATCGGTGACGGAGTGCGTGTCGAGCAGCGGCACGGTCTGGAGCGATACGCATCCGAGGAACATGTTCGTGACTGCGTTCACCGATGCCGTCCAGGCGGTCCCGACGATCTGCTGCAGCGAGAAGCAACCGTTGAAGGTGTAGGTGAGGCTGGTGAGGGCGCTGGGTCCGACGTACTCGAAACGTTCCAGCAGCTGGGGGTTCCTACTCGGAACGCTGTTGCTGATCGTGAGGGTCGCGATCGAGCTGCCGGCCATCACGATCTCCAGCCAGGGCTGCCGATCGCTGGCCAGGTTCGTTTGACTGTTCTTGACGTTGAGGTTGACGGTGGTGAGGTTCTGCCCGGCTTGCGGGGTGATCGTCATGACCGCCGTCTTGTAGCCCCGTGTCGAGACCGAACCGCCGACCGCCGAGTAGGTGTACTTATGATTGGCCTGCACGCCGGTCGCCACGTTCTCCGGTGCGGTGCCATCCCCCCAGTCGACCGTGTAGGCGCCCGCACAGTTGACGGCGCAGAAGGTCGAGTCGGCGTCCCAGACGCCCACGAGCACGCACACCTTCTGGTCGCCGACACTGACCGCCGGCATGGCCGTCCAGTCGGAGGGCCGGACGTAGGCGTCGGGCGTGTCGTTGGGGGCGCCGCTGAGGGTCCCGGGATAAGTCATACGATCCCCCAGTTGGCGCCGTCGGAGCGGACCGTAATGGACTGGTAGCTGGCGGTCAGCGTCTTGGTGGCGACACCGTCGATGGTCTCCGAGCCGTTCGGGTCGAGGGTGATGTTGTTGGTGGGGGCGGTGCCCTTCCAGTCCTTCACCTCATAGGCCCGCCCGGCGATGCCCACGGCCGTCGGCAGCGAGATGACGACCGCTCCGCCAGTGGAGTCCACGTAGATCGAATAGTCGCTGCCGGTGGCGGTGTAGTTCGCCGTCTTCGTCGCTAGCGGTGCCGTCGTCGTACTGCCCGGAGCCCCAGTTGCACCCGTTGGACCGGTGGCCCCAGTTGCTCCCGTCGCGCCTGCTGCGCCCGTCGGTCCAGGCACGGTCGAGGCGGCGCCGGTGGGGCCTGTGGCACCCGTCGTGCCTGCTGGCCCGGTCGCTCCAGTGGGCCCGGGGACAGTTGAGTCAGCGCCAGCTGCGCCGCTTGGTCCGGGCACGGTCGAGTCGGCGCCAGCCGGGCCAGTGGCGCCGGTCGTTCCCATCGGACCGGCGGGTCCCGGCACCGTCGAGGCGGCGCCAATAGGGCCGGTCAATCCAGTCGCTCCCGTGGCGCCGGCTGGGCCAGTCGGACCGGGCACCGTCGAGGCGGCGCCCGTCGGGCCAGCCGGTCCGGTTTCACCGACCGGTCCGAGGTCGCCGGTAGCTCCGGTTTCACCGACCTCGCCCTGCTCACCGGTCTCACCCTGCTCGCCAGCCGGGCCGACCTCACCGGCGGGGCCACGCACGCCGGCGGTGCCGGTGGAGACGATGGTGACGGGCGCCGCCGGGTTGGAGACGATGACCAGGTCGTCGTCGTTGTCGTTGAGCGTGAAGGCGACGGCGGGCGCTGCGGGATCGCCCCGGATCGTGAAAGCGGACGAGCTCACGGCTCGTCCTCGGTGTACGAAGCGTCTTTGTCAACCCGCATGTGGTCGATGATCAGCCACGTCTTCTTCACCGGCGTCAGCTGCTCGATGTCAGAGACATACCTGGTCTTCCATTTGGCGGTCTCTTCGGGCGGCCAGTGGCAGAGGAGTACGCACGGCGTATCGCTGGGATCGTCGTCAAACATGTCGCCCATCTCGGCCGGAGCGGCGACGGAGAACTCGGTGCAGGCCGAGATGAGCGGGCCATCGAAGCGAGCCCGCACGTGGCTGCGGAACGTCCAGTCGGTGATGTCGTGGTCGGTGCCGTCGGGACCCTGGAAGCGGAACACGAACGTCTCGGTATCGCCCCGCACGATCGCCTCGGCGTCGGGGTCGGGCGGGTAGTCGGTGTGGACCGCCATCAGCCGGTCGCCTTGAGTGCGGCGACGGTGGCGGGCGCCCACGCCCTCGAGCGGATGAACGAGCCGGCGAAGGCGGAGCACGCCGTGACGAAGGCGACGAGCGCGGTGGCCTGGCCGGCGGTGAGCGCCCAGTCGAAGGCGGCGGCGAGGATGATGGCGGCGTCGAGCACCGCCGTCAGTCCGGCGACGCCGATGGCGACGGGTTCACGGTCGATCAGTGGTGCGGCCATGGGTTCCTCCTAGGTCAGGTGACGGGCGCCGTCCAGGCGGCCGCCCAGCTCTGTGGGCCAACGACGCCGTCAACGGTCAGGCCCTTCTCGGCCTGGAACGTCTTGCAGGCGGCGAGGGACTCGAGGCCGTAGAGGCCGTCGACGTCGAGGTGCCAGCCCCGGCCGGCCATTTGCTGTTGCCACTGGCGGATGTCGTCGCCCTGCATCCTCGGATCGGCCAGCAACAGGAAGCGGCCCGGCCAGTCGGGCACGCCCGAGCCGGGCGCCGGCGGGGGCGGCGGGACGGGGCCGGGCGTGAGAGCGGCGTAGGCGGCGCTCATCGCCTGACTGGACCGTGGCCCCCAGATGCCGTCGGGTTCCAGTCCCTTATCGGCCTGGAAGGCCCGCACGGCGGCGTCGGTGGCGGGCCCGAAGTCGCTGTCGACTACGAGGTCGTAGCCCAGTCCGGCGAGGCACTGCTGAATGAACTCGACGATGCCACCGGCCATGCCCTGGCGCATCATGCCGACCTGCACGGAACCGGTCGCACCGGCCGTAGAAGGTCGTGGCGGCGGCGAGGTGTAGCCGGTGCCGGCGAGGATGTCCCGGGTCATGGCGGCGACCTTGAGGGTGTCCATCCGCCCGGTGTCCCAATGGTCGTTGAACGGGGTCTCGATGTGGCCGGTGATGCCCGGGTAGGTCTTCCACGTCTGAGCGTCCATTCGTTGCTGGGCGCCCTCAGTGGCGAGGACACCGGTGAAGGTCGTGAAGTCGTTGACGACGCCCGGGTCGATCGGGCAGCCGTCCCGAATGACATCGGCGATGACATCGGCGATCTGCCAGAGCATCTCGTCGGTCCACTCCGGCGACTCGGCGGCCCGCCCGCAGATCTCCATCTGCACGGCCCGGCCCCGATTGGTCTGCCAGCCACCGCGCCCGCCCCGCAGGGCGCAGGCGGACCACGTCCAGGGGATGTACTGGATTCGTCGCCCGGTGCCGGCGGGGTCGATGGCGAAGTGCGGCGCCGAGCACGGCTGGGAGCGGAACAGGGCGTTGATGCCCTCGATCGACCCCGGCGAGCTCTCAGTGCTGTGCAGCACGAACTTCCAGGCGTAGCCGTCGTACTGCGTGCCCGGGCCCGTGCAGCCGGTGATGGGCAGGTGCTCGTACTTGCCGGGGTCGAGCCAGCCGGTGCTCACAGACGGCGCCCCATGAGAATGCCGACCAGCAGCAACAGGGCGATGATGGCGAGGATGATGTTGGTCAAGTCCTGTGGGTCCACGGTCGGGGTCCTTTCGTCGTGACCGGCCAGCCGGAGCGGCTGGTGGTCGAGCGGGCTCGTCATGTGCGCACGCCGATAGCCGTCCAGCCGACTCGGGTGTCGGCCTCGATGTAGAGCGAGCCGTCCGAGACCCGGCGGGCGATGAACCCGAAGCTGGTGGCGAGCTTCTGGGCGTTGATCACGCCGTAAACCAACTGGCTGTCGAAGTCGACGTCCTGGTCGGTGAGGGTGATCACCGCCGGCGGGAGGGCGAAAGGCGTCGGGAAGGTGACCGAACCGCCGCCGCCGGCCTCGGTGGTGACGACCGACTCGCCGAACTGGATGTACGGGGCGACGTCGACCCAGCCCGTGCCGTTGAAGATGCTCACGGCCTCGGGGCGGGTCTCGAGCACCGTCAACTGGCCGATGCCGGGCACCGGCAGCTGCGAGTTGCGCTCGTCGTTGTCGGCGAACACGGCCACAACTTGATTGGCGATGTAGGCGGTGAAGTCGGCGGCCTGCATTTCCTCGCCAACTGACCAAGTTTTCCAAGGCACCGGGCGCTCCTTTCTATGTCATCGGCATGGCGGCGCTGCCGCCGGGCAGGAGGGAGAACCGGAACGTGACGGTGCCGGTGTAGGGCATGTCCACGAGGTCGCTCTGGTACCACACGCCGAGCTCGGTGCCGGCGGGCAGAGCCACGGGAAGCGCCAGCGTGGTGGCGCTCGCCGGGAAAGGGCCGAACTGCTGGTCGTCGAGGTTCACGACGCCGTACAGGTTGGCTACGGCGATGCGGGCGGCGGGGTCTTCCTCGTCGTAGCCGCCTTCGCCCCACATCTCCTCGAACGGGTCACCGACGGGCGGGTTGGCCCACACGGTGACGGTCGCCTTCTCGCCCGGGTCGAACACGGCATACAGGTCGATGCCGGTCAGCACCGAGTCATCCGGCAGGTCGTAGGAACCGGTGGCCTGACCGAGCTGGTCGGTCACCGAGGCGGTGACGTTGAGTCCCGTCGGCCCGAACGACAACGTGTTGCGGTCGTCAAAGCGGTCGTGGGGGTCCGGTCCGAGCGTCCAGATCCTGCCCATCATCTCGGCGGCGCCGAGCTGCCAGCGCACCTCCCAGCCCTGCCGGCTGATGGCGTGGTGGGCACCGGTCACCCGGGCGCTCACCGCATAGACCGTGGTCGTGCCCGGCGGCGTCCACTCGATGAGCATCCGGCCGGAGGCGAAGTAGACCGATTCCCGCAGCACCCACCACCACGAGTAGGGGACGGCCTTCGGGCGCAGGGTGAGGTCGCTGAGCGCCGGGCGAGGGAAGGCGAACATGGCGAGCACGTAGTTCACCCAGACGTTGACCTCGTCGTTGTCGACCAGGCCAAGATCGGTGTTGCGGTAGCCGATCTCGCCGTAGCGGTCGATCGACGAGCCGGAGCGGGCGGTGATCTCGCCGCCGCTGGAGGAGCGGGCGCCGATGACGACGTTGCGCAGCTGGCGGCCGAGGCTGTCAGCGGTGGCGTCGATGACCATGGCGCAGGGCACCTCGACGACCGGGGCGTCGGGGTCGCTCCACGCCGAGCGGGGCAGGAACCGCAGGCCCATGATCCCCTGCTCGGTGAACACGTCGAGCGGGTCGACGGCGTTGAAGGGCGCCAGGTAGGCGAAGCCGATCTCGGCGTCAACCGCCTTACCGATCAGCTCCCAGGCGGTGCCGGCGAGCTCGGTCTCCTGCAGGTGGACCTCGGAGACGATCTTGGGATCGAGCGGGTCGTAGCCGATGAGGCGGGGCCCGTCGAACACCTCGAGGATGCGGGCCAGGCGCTCGTGCACGGGCTCGCCGGCCCCGACGGTGTCGAACACCGACCGGCGCCGATGGGCGAGCTCGGTGATGCCGTCCACGCACGTCAGGGTGGCCCGCCGGTTCTGGACGTGTGGAGTCTGGGGCTCCCGCCAGGACTCGACCCGACCGGAGAACAGGACATGGCGGCCGACCGTGGCCGGCGGCTGCAGGGTCTCGGCCCAGATGAGCACGGGCGTGCCGGCGAGCAGCCGGGACCGGGTGGAGCGCATGAACGGCGAGTCGGGGTTCAGCGGGTCATAGCGCCGCTGCGGGTCGGCGAGGACGATGACGGCGGTGCTCGCCTCGGCCCGGGCGAAGACGCCGTCGCTGGCCGTGGCGCCGCTGGCAATGTCGAGGTCGAGGACCTCGCACGACACATCGGTCCACACCCGGGTCGTGGTCACGCCCGAGGGGTCGGGCCCGATGTTGATCGCCCGGTCCAGGCAGTTGCCGGCGTCGAAGCGGTCGAACGGGTGCGGACCGAGCGTCCAGACCGCACCCTGCTCGAGGGCCAACTGCACGAACAGCTTCACGGAGTCGCCCCAGTACGGCGACCGGGCGCCGCCCGGCGTGCCCCACAGCTCGGGATCCGGCGGTGCGGTGAGGGTGCCACCGTGAACGAGGATGCGCCCGGCCTCGAGAGACGGGACCACGCCCGGTGCGGTGAGCTCGCCACCGTGGACGACGATGTGGCCGGCCTCGAGAGTCGGCACGTCCGGCGGTCCGATGGTGATGGGATCGCCATCAGGATCGAGGAGCGGATCACCCGCCGGGTCGAGGACGACCGACATCAGCCCAGGCCCGACCCCACCGGTACCCAGAGCGTCGTCCCGCCACCGTCGACCTCGACGGTGAGGGACTCGAACGAGGTCGTACCGTATGCCTCGATGCCGTGCACCGTGTTGGAGAGAAAGTGCGAGTCAGTGCCGGACCCGAGCGCCGTGCCGTCGAAGGTGACTTCCCAAGCGGTGCCGGCCAGGGCGACGGTGAGCACCTTGCCATCGCCGGTGCTGATGCCCCACGAGCCGACCGCTCCCACATAGGCGTCGGCCTCGTAGCGCTGGAAGTAGATGGCACCGCCGGAGACCTTGACGACGAACCGGTCGCCGGCCGCCTCGTTGACCCGCAGCGCCAGCCCGTCTTCGGCGTAGGAGGCGAGCATGGGCAGGGAGACGATGACATCGGCTGAGCCCCAGTCGGCGAGGAGGCGCCGGCCACCGGCGCCACCGGTCTGCGTGGCCGTATTGGACTCGATGGTCCACGTGCCGGCGCCGGTGTAGGTAGCGCCGTTGGGGGCGGTGGCGCCGATGAGTGTGGTGCCGTTGGTGCCGACGAAGTTGTCGACGTAGGTACCGCCGGCAGCGTCCCACTTCCACAGGTCGAGCGTTGGCGAGTCACGGTCGAAGGCGAGAGCACGCACGTCCGCCGGCGGTGACGGGACGGTCGGGTCGTCGTTGGGATCGCCGCTCGAGGCGAGCAGGGCGCCGCTGCCGCCACCGCCGGCGAGATCGGCGACGTCGACCAGCTTGAGGGCGGGCGTGCCGGCCGGGTCCTCGACGTAGGGGATGCGATCACCGGCAGCCGGCGTGCCGTCGGGATAGGTCTCGATGCCGGCCATCAGGCGGACTCCGTCCAGGCGACGATCCCGCCGGCCAGCGGGAAGACCAGCGGATCGGCGGCGTCCGTGGCGACCGCCGGACTGATTTCCCACCAGCCGACGGGGACCGAGTCCGTGTCGTCGGTGACCACCCGGATGAGGGCGATGGCGGTCACGTCCTCGCCCGGGTCGAGAGTGCCGAAGTCGGGGTCGGCGGCCGTGTAGGTGATCTGGTCGTCGGTGTCGTCGACACTGCGCACCTTCGTCGCCGCCGCCTGGCGGGCGTAGCCGGTGACGGTGACCTCGTCGGCGCCGGTGAGGACGGCGGCGACGGTGTCGAGGTCGGGGTCGAACGTGCCGGAGGTGAGGAGCACCCACTCGAAGGTCTCGGTGGTCCAGTCGGCGAACTGATCGAGCCCGGCGTTGAACAGCTGCATGCGGTCGTCCTTTCAGCCGCCGCCGGAGGCGGTCGCAACGGAGGCGAGCGGACCGTTGCGCCGCTCGTAGGCCCGGATGGCGGCCACGACGTCCCGGCTGATCTGAGGGCTGTCAGCGCCGAGGCCGGTCGTGGTCACGTTCACGATGTAGGTGTTGCCGCCCAGGCGCCCGAGCGGGATGACGGCCTCAGGGCCGGCCTCGCCGAGGAGCGCCAGCGTCGGACCGGTGATGATGCCGCCGGACGCCATTTCCAGCAACCCCTCGGGCACCGGCATCTTCGGGAAGTCGAAGCGCTTATCCCCGATCACCGGCACCCACCACGGAATGGTGATGCTCAGCGCACCAATAGAACTGTTCCAGAGGTCGGCGACCCAGCGCAGCATGGCTTTGAGGCCGTTGCCGATGCCATCCCATATCCCTGTGGCGACTTCACTGATCTTGCCGGGCAGACCCTTGACGAACTCGACGATCTCGTCGAACTTGCCGACCACCCAGTCCTTGGCGCCGGTGATGGCGTCCGTGATCGAGTTGAACATGTTGACGGCGAACTCGGCGATGCGACCACCGATGCCGCCGAGGAAGCCGATCATCTCGTTGACCTTCTCCCATACCCAGAAGAACGCGGTGGCGATGGCGTCCTTTATGTTCTGGGCGAAGTCCCAGAACACTTGTATGACCTTCCATGACGTGACCATGATGGCGCCGAGGACGGCGATCACGAGCCCGATGGCGGCGACCACGGCGATGAAAGCGACGACCAGGGCGAAAATGGGGATGAGCAGCACGACGGCGACGACGGTGCCGATGACCCGCAAGATCCGCCCGAGTGCCTCGAAGACCTCGCCGTTCTCCCTGATGTAGTTGACCAGTGGCGTGAACACGTTCTCGAAGAGCCACGTCAATACCGGCGTCAGTATGGTCGCAATAACCGTGGCCCACGCCGTGAAGAACCCGCTAACGCCCTTTATGTGCTCCATGAACAGGCCGCCGAGATAGTCGCCGAGCGGCTTGAGATGGTCGTTGTAGAACGCACCGAGCTTGGTGCCCAGGCTTTCGCCCTCGGTGCCGGCGTCCGCCATGCCGCCCTTGAAATCGGTCGTAGTGAACCAGTCGGCAACCTCTTTCAGCTTAGGAAGGATCGTGTCCACGACAACGTCTTTGATGGTCGTGAGACCGGAGCTGAGCAGCTCGAGGGCTTTGGGGGTGATCTCGGCGCCTACCCACGTCTTGAAGGTGTCGAGCACGGGCATCACGGATTTCTCGACGAACGTCTTCACGGTCTCGAACACGGGCATGAGCTTGCCCTTGAGCCAGCCGAGCAGACCCTCTTCTCCGGGCTCGGCCTTGAAGAAGTCGACGACGATCTGGAGCACGGTGCCGAGCGGCGACTTGCCGATCACGGTGCTCAAGAACTCGAAGGCGCCAGAGAGGTGGGTGCCGACCCAGGTCACCATCTTCTCGATGGCCGGGACGCCGCTGTCGACGATCCACGAGGCGAGGCCGGTGAACTTGGGCAGCAGGATGTCGATGGCGCCGGGGATGCGATCGGCCAGCCACGTCGCCGCCCGTTCAGCGACCGGGATCAGGCCCTCACCGAGCGACTCCTGGGCGTTGCCGACCACGATCTTGAGCCGGTCGAACGGCGTGGCGGCCGCTGCGGCGGCGCCGCCGAACTCCTTGGACAGCTCGGCCAGGATGATCTTCTGGGCGCCCAGCACGTCGCCCGATTCCTGCAGCGTCTTGATCTGCTTCTTCTGGTCCTCGGTGAACGACACACCCGCCTTGCTCAGGGCGGTGATGCCCCGCATCGGATCATTGAGCGCCTTGCCCAGCTGGATGGCGGCGCCCGAGGCGTCGGTGCCGAGCACCTGGGCCATGTCCGAGGCGAGCCCGGTCGCCTGGGTGAACACGTCGTTACCGGCGCCGACGACGTCCTTCACGTTGGTGAAGGTCAACAGCAGATTGGCGACACCCTGGACGACCTCGTCGTCCACGCCCTGCACGTTGGAGAACGAGTCGGCCATGGCGTCGATCTGACCGGCGCTCGTCCACGCCGTGGCGCCCGTGGTCTTGATCACACGCTCGGTCTCACGGCCGATCTTGGCCGACTCCTCGGCGGCCTCCCAGGAGCTCTTGGCGAGGAGGGCGAAACCGGCGATGCCGGCCGCCCCGACGGCGGCCACCGCCTTGCCGATGCCGGCCATCGACGAACCGAGCCGGCTCGACGACTTGTCGGCCCGGTCGGACAGCCGCTCGATGTCCGCACCGGTAGCGTCGAGATCCTGGCGGGCCCGGCGGGCGTCGGTGATGATCGAGATGCTCAGAGTCGCAGCCACCGGCGCCTCACTTCCTCCGTCGGTGCATCTCGGCTAGGACAGACTCGGCAGTGAGTAGGGCTCGGTCGTCGGCTTCGTCGAGGAAGGCGCGGTAGTCGCATCCGGTGACGCACGCGACGGCAACGGCTCGCCAACCGAGGGAGCCGGGTTGGTAGGGCCCTCGACGTCGGTCACCACCGTTCCCAGGTCCTCGACCTCGTCGAGGAGGTCGACCCATTCCTCGAACGGGGGCGGTTCGTGACCGCAGCGCACGAGGGCGGCGTGCAGCAAGGCGAAGGTGGCCATCGCCGGGCCGCCGTCGGCGGGGTCGACGTTGACCATGTCCCGTGCCGAGGTGCGGATCTCCAACGGCTCGTGGCCCTCCCAGGAGACCCGGAACCGCTTCCTCAGTACCGACATTCAGACCGTCCTTTCGACCTTGTCCATGAGCTGTTCGACCGCCGTCGTGTACGCCTGCACCCAGCGATCCTCGGTGGCGACGGCGGCATCGATCACCCACGGGTGCGCCTTGATGTGCTTTGACGGCGAGCCCCAGTGGATGGGCGGGGCGTAGGGCACCTTGGCGTTGCCGTAGAGGATGCTGGCCTTCGAGGCTGCCCGATTGACCCGGCCCGTGGCGGCAAGAGCCCCGGAGCGACGGGGCACGCGCTGGTCGGCCTCGGCCAACACGATCCGGGCCGCCTCCTGGTGGGCGTCCTTGAGCTCGTCGAGGCCATCGCCGGCGGCCTTGAGGGCACGGCGCATCTGGCGGGCGCCCTCGACCCGGATCTCGCCCTCGCCCTCGCTCACGGCGTGACCGGGGTGAGCGTCGGCGTGCCCGAGCCCGTGACCTTCCATTCCCAGTCGGTGGTGAGGCGGGTGTTCACATCGCCGCCGATCTCGACGGCCTTGATCTGCACCGTGCCCGACCAGGTGCCCGAAAGGGCATTGGGCTGCCAGGAGAAGTCGACCTCGACGAGGTCGTTCTCGAAGCAGTACAGGACGAAGCCGTCGGGGTCGTCGAAGTCCTGGATGGACGTACCGGCCAGCACCCATGACGTCGTCGTCTCGGCGGTGATCTTGTCGCCGCACAGCGTCTCGACCTCGTCGCCGACCTCGTCGGCCGACGGCGTGAGTTTGACGTTCGTGGCCTGGCAGGAGAACTCGACGCCCGGGGCGGTGCCCAACGTGAGGGTGCCTTCCTTGAGCTTGGACTGGACTATGGCCATGGAATGCTCCTTATGCGGGCTCGGTGAAGGTGCACAAATAGGCGGGGTAGGACATGCCGCCGAGCGTGTAGGCCACGAGCTCAGCGCGCTCGACGTCGACGACCTCGACGATGGCGTCGACCAGGTTGTCGAGCAGCGCCCACGTCGTGCGGTCGGCGCCCTGGGCGCCGGGGGCGAGGGCGACGAGCGTCCAGGTGGCGGTGAACCCGCACGCCAGGTCGAAGGTGCGAGTCGGCGGAACGACGAGCACCGCCGGCGGGGTGACGGCACTCGGATCCGCCGAGGCCCGCACGCCCAAGTCGACGAGGGCGGTAACGATCTCCTCGGCCCGGACGAAGGTGTCGGTCACGCCAGCTTCGCCCCGGTGTACGGGTCGAGCAGGCGGGCGACGTCGGGGTCGTAGCGGCCGATGTCGGCCACCACGCCGTCGATGCTGCCTGAAATTCCCTCGGGCGAGTTGCGGCGGGCCAGCAACCGGTTCACCAGCAGCAGGCAGCCGTAGACGACGTCGGGCGGGGACTCCTCGTCGGGATCGAGGAGCGTGCACTCCCGGGCGACGTAGGTGTTGACGGCGTCCACGGCGGCGGCGATGGCGGCGTCGTCGACCGTGTCGGCGATGCGGGCCCAGCGCTTGTAGGCGGCGACGTCGGGATAATCCATGGCGCTACTTCGTGCGTGCCTTGGCCGGCGTGACGTCGGCGGCCGTGTCGTCGAGCTCGACGTCGGTGATCGCCTTGTTGGCGACCTGGTCCGGCGTGACCTGCTTGAGGGCGCCCCGGGCAGCGGCACGCTGGGCGAACGTCGAGTTGTCGGGGGCGGAATCGAGGGGGGCTCGAGCCATGAGAAGTACCTCCACTGGGAGAGCCGCAGCGGGCCGGGCGAAGGGAGGCCCGGCCCGCCACGACAGCCGCTACACGGCGGTGATGGTGCAGAACGCATCGGGGTCGAGCACCCCGAGCGCCAGCCTTTCCTCGGCGAGGATCGCCAGCAGGTTGCGGGCGAACCAGTCCTTGTGCGAGTCGGTGACGTAGATCGCCGACTGCTCCCGGTCGGCGACGACCGCCTGGGTGAAATCGCCAACCAAGGCCGTGTTCTCGGTCATAGCCTCGGTCACCACGACCCGCAGACCCCACAGCGTGTTGAGCTGTTCGATACTCGCCCGGGGGTCGCCGAGCATGTAGCGCCCGGTCGTGTCCTTGGCCAGCAGGAACCCGGTCGAGTACCAGTCGCTGGGATGGGCGACGAGCCCGTTGGGCCGGCGCCGGTCGGCCCGGACGGTGCGAATGGCGTCGACCACGGCGTCGATGTCGGTGCCGGCCGAGCCGACCGTGGAGATGCCGACGGTCTGCAGGATGCCCCGCAGGTTCGGCGACGTCCCGTTGCCGTTGAGGATCTGGTCCTCTTCCTCCTCCCGCAGTCCCTGCAGCAGAAAGGCGTCGACCAGCTGGCGCACCTGGGGTGCGTCCGCTGCCGCCCGCCGGCTGATCGGGATGAGGTGGGCGATGGTCTGGACCGGCGTCGACACGACGGCGAACGTCAGCGACGACTCGGGCTTGACGCCGTGGTCGGCGGTGTAGGTGAGCACGCCGGTGGTGATGTTGGCCGCCGGATCGCCCGACGTCGTCGCCTCGAGCACGGTCGCCGCATTGTTGGTCTTGGCCGTGATGGTGACGTACTCGAAGGTGTCCGAGCTGATGGTGATGTTCGTGCACAGATCGCGCACGGACAGCTCCCGGTCGCCGATGAGGTCGACGGTCTGCATGTACCGATAGGGCTGCACGAAGGCGCCGCCGGAGGTGTCCGACGTCCCGGTGATGAGGTCCTTCGTGCTGGCGAAGCCGGGCACGTCGTAACTCGCCGACTTGAGGTTGCTCACCTCCCGGATGCGCCCGTCGGCGCCGACGTACTGCTTGACGAAATCCTCATAGGCCGGGCTGGCGCAGAACGCCTCGCCGAGGGTCATGCCCTTGGGGTTGACGATCCCGTCACGCATCTCGATCTCGCCGACCGGCGCCGGGGCGGGGGCGCCGGCGAGGTCGGCGAGGAACGCCTTGGCCATGTCGATCGTGCCGCCGGCGGTGGCGTCGGCCTTGATCGCCGCCACCAGTGTGTTCACCTCGGCGCTCATCTTGTTGAGCCGGTCGACGTCCTCGGCGGTGGCGTCACCGCCCTTGGCGTCGATCTCGTCGGCAGCGGTGCGCATGCCGTGGACCAGCTTCTCGAGCTGCTCCCGTTTGGTTGCACCCATAGCTCTGTCCTCTCCTGTCAGATCGTGATGGCGGCCTGCTCGGCGAGCAGGACGTCGGCCCTCGCCATGTCGGCGAGGATCCGGGCCCGGGCGGCGACCGGGGACGAGGCGGGCGCCGCAGCGGTGGCCTCGTCGTCGGTGGAGCCGGTGGGGCCGGTGACCGGCCGCACGTTCGTCAGGGCGACGTCGCCGCCCTCGATGCGGTAGTCGGCTTCGTAGCGGTCGGTGCTGTCGACCTCGTAGACGACGGTGTCGTCGAACGTGGCGACGACGAGCGTCCACCAGGCGTCGGGGTGCGCCCGGCGCACGGCCTCGGCGACCTGGCCTACACGCTCCTCGTGCGAGCCCTCGATGGTCTTCAAGCCGGGGAGTCCGGGCCGGGTGCCGGCGGTCTTGGCCGCCAGCACCAGGGCCTGGGGGTTGGCCGGCACGGCGACGAAGGCACCGTTGAGGAGCTCGGCGGACACGATGTGGCGCACCCCGTCGACGACCTCGTACTTCGGGTTCATGTAGGCGACGCTGGTGGTGCGGATGTGGCCCTCGGCGACGAGGGCCCGCACCTGCTGGGCGAGCGGCGTCGAGGCGAACGTGCCCCGCACGATGAGCTGGTCGCCCTCGTAGGTGGGCACCCCGGAACCGACCGTCGTCGTCGTGGACATGCCGTGGTCGGCGTCGAAGCCGATGTGGTCGGGCAGCGGGTTGAAGGCGCCGGCGTCGACGACCTCGTGGTCACGGTCATAGGCCGGGGTCGACAGGATCACCTCGAAACGACCGGTGGGACTGGCCTCGTCGTCGAAGGCTTTCACGAGCCCGGCGAGGAACGATCGGTTCATGACGGTGGACCTCCGGCGGCGAGGGACTGGAGCAGGTCACGGAACTCGGCGACGGACAGCCCGGCCGAGCGGGCGAGCTCGAGGGCGCCGCTCACGACCGGGGCGGCGGGACCGAGGCCGGCGGTGAGCTTGTCGGCCTCGACGTCGCCGAGGGTCTTGGCCCGACCGAGCCGGCCCATCAGGACCCGCAGGTGGACGTTCAGGGATTCAGGCAGGATTCCGGCGCCCAGATGCCTCTGTACGGCCGCAGCGGTGCCCGAAGGCCCAGGGCTACCGGCGGCGGCCTCGGGACGCTCCTGGGGCGCTCCAGGGGCCTCTCGCTGGGCCTGGTCGAGGGGGATCGTGGCGGCGTTGACCATGATCCGGTCGGTGCCTTCAATGAACGGCAAGTTTTCGCGGCTTCGTTTCTCGGCGACCGTCATGTAGTCGGCCTTCTGATACGCATCAGCCCGGACCTCGAAGTCGCCCCGCAGGACCTCGTCCAGAAGGAACTCGGCGTACACGTCGTCGCCGAAGTCGGGGTCGCTGGCGCCGGGCCGGCGCCCGCCCCGCAGCTCGGCCTCGAGCGTCGATTCGAACAGCTGCAGGCGGGGAGCGTGGGTGTCCCGGTAGAGACTCCTCAGCTGCTCGGTGATGTTCGAAAAAGTCGCTCGATCGAGGATGTGCACGGCCGGCGGGGGCACGTCGTAGACGGCGCACACCTCCTCCCGGTTGAGCTTGCGGGAGTCGATGTACTGCGCCTCCTCGGCGGTCAGCGACCACTTCTCGGGCTTGAGCCCTTCCTCGAGGACGACGGTCTCGCCGGTGTTGTCGACCCCGCCGGCCACGGCCGTCCAGGACACCTTGAGGCGGTCGAGCGCACCCTGGGACATGGCCCGGGGAGCGGAGAGCAGCACGCCGGGCCGGGCGCCCTTGCGCCAGTAGGCGGACTGGGCCCGCTGGGCGGCGTCTTCGAACTCGAGGGTGCGCCGCAGCGGCTCGAGGCGGGACATGCCATGGCGTGACGAGTCGGGGTTGAACGTGCGGAAGTGCACGAGGTCGTGGCCGGGGATGTCGGTGATCCGCACGGCGGCGCCGCCGGTGAAGGTCCAGTAGGCGACGCCGTTGGTCTCCCGGTCGAGATGCATCCCCGTCGGGTGCAGCGGCACCAGCGCGATCGGCCGGCCGCCCTTGTCCCGCAGCTTGCCCCAGAACGCCTCGCCGTAGGTGTCGAACGTGCTGACCGTCCACAGCCAGAAGAAGAACCGGGAATGGCGGTTGTTCGGCTTGCGCAGCAGCAGTGCGTAGGGGTGATCCCGGGCCTCGGGCCGGTTGAGGTCGTCGTGCTCGTAGACCTTCAACGGCAGGCGGGCCTCGCCCATGGCCAGCTTGTTCACTACCGCTGCCACCCACAGGTGCCGGCGGTAGATCTCGGCGTAGGACGCCCAGTAGGCGGGCCAGCCCGGCACGTTGGTCCGGGGGATCTGGCCGAAGCCGGGGAACTCGGCCGGGGTTCCCTCCCACAGCACGCCCTCGGAGAGGATCACGACACGGCCGCCGGCAGGGCCTGCAGGTAGGCGACCTCGGTGCGCAGCACGACGAGCTCACCCTCCACCGGGACGTTGTCCTTCTTGGCGCCGTACGCCAGCGCTTCGGCTTGTCGCAACACGAGGGCCTCCCGGTCGACGGCGTAGAGCACGCCGGCGAAGGCAGCGTCAGTCTTGGTCGTGACGAGCACCCGACGCCGGCAGCGGGCGACGAGCAACGACGGCGAGCGGCCCATGAAGACCACCGCCACGGCAACGGCGGCGATCACCGACAGGGCGAGGACCAGCACGAGAACGTCGAACCAGGTCACAACGTCACCAGGCCCCGGTGCTCATAGACCGACTCGTCGGTCTCGGTCGGGTTCTCGGCGTGCCAGGCGGCGCGCTCGACGCCGGCCACGGCGCACACGCCCAGGTCGATGTGCCGGCCCGACATCTTGGCGTCCTTGACCGGTCGCGCTCCCCGCACGTCGACCTTCAACACCATGGCGTCGACGTGGCGGGCCAGGCGGGGATCACCCGAATGGGAGAACCCGCCGTCGAGGGCGAGGTCGAAGAACGTCTTCCAGGCCCGGGTCATGCGCTCGGCCGAGCCCATCGGGTACTCGAGCATGGGCAGGCCCTCGTTATCGAGGATCTGGATGGAGCGCTGCCAGCGGTAGGGGTCCATCCCCACCTCGAGCGTGCGGTGCGTCCGGGCCGCCCGGCGCAAGGCGTCCTCGACGTCGCCGATCGGCACCCGCCAGTCCCGCTCGTGGTGCTCGTTCTCCCACAGATCCACGACCCACAGATGCGGGCGGGCCTCGACGGACACGGCGATGATGCCCGTCGAGTCGCCCGACCACGAGCCGTCGGCCATGAAAATGACCGGGCAGTCATCGGCGACGACCCGGTCGGGCTCGGCGAGGCGGTCCCACACGCCGAAGGGCAGGGCGCTGGACGCGCTCGTCATCCAGACGTTCGTCCGCTTCGTGCGGAACTCGGGCTCCCGGGTGCGGGGCAGCGTGGCGTGGAAGTCGGCCACCGAGCAGAGATCGCCGAGGCCGGGGTTCGCCTCGGCCCACACGGCGGGGTCGGTGTGGTCGGCGCCGGCGCCTTCTTTCGGCTCCCACCAGGCGAAGAAGAACGACGGGTCCACGGTCTCGCCGGACACCACCCGGCAGCCGTGCTGGTAGAGCGAATAGCAGTGGCTGTCCTGGCCCTTGGCGTCGGTCCGGGCGCCAGCCGTCGTCAACCCGATGGTCTGGGATTCCTCCCGGGCGCCGCCGGCGAGGGCCACGACGTCCCACAGGTCGGCGTCGGGCTGGACGTGCACCTCGTCGAAAATGGTGCGGGTCGGCGACAGACCCTCGGAGATGCCGGCCTCCCGGGACAACGCCCGGTACACGCTGCCGGTGGCCGGGTGCTCGATGGCGTCACGGTAGAGGCGGGCGATGCCCGACAGCTCACGGTCGAGCTCAACCATGCGCCGAGCCACGCCGAACACGATCCTCGCCTGGTCCCGGCTGGCGGCGCAGCTGTAGATCTCCCCGCCATCGGGGCCCAGAAACAGGCCCTCGAGAGCGAGCCCGGCACCGAGGGCGCTGTTGTGGGTCGGGATCATCGTCGGCCCGGCGAGGTAGAGGTGCGACGGCGAGTCGACCTCGACGCAGCGCACCGGCACCGAGTCGACCTTGTCGACGGCGACGACCTGGCGGACAGGCGACCCGACGGCCGGGATCGAGTAGCGAGCGCCGGTGCCATGGGCGCCGCTCATCTCCTCGGTAGTGCGCACCAGCGACCGCTTGCGGAACCGATCGTGCACCAGCCACTCGTGGTCGGCGTCGGCCACGATGACCGCCCCGTCCGAGAACTCGACCCGGTAACAGGGCCGGTCGAACATGACCTCGGTGGCGGCAACGACGGTGCAGGGTCGGCCCTGCTCGTCGAGAAGCTCATCGCCGACAGCGACGTCGCCCATCGTCGTCCACCCGGTCGGCGTCGGAAGCTCTGACTCCAGACTTAAGGCTTTCCCGTTCTTGCGAGCCATGCCGATGAGCGCCGCCCGGTGGCGTAGCCGACCGTCGGGGCCCTCGGCCAGCAGCCCCCGCAGCAGCGACACCTGCCACGGGCGCAACACGATGAGCTCGCCGGCCCGACCGGCCACCGAGTCCTTCGTGATCCGGCAGTAGCTGTTGATGAACGTCACCGCCTGGTCGGCCCGGGAGCGGGTGCGCTTGGTCGGGCGCAGGGAGCACCACCGGGGCGGCCACGGCGGCGGCCGGCGACTACCGGGCATCGGTGCGCAGCTTCTGCAGCGTGGTCTGGGCCTGCACCTCGGCGACGCCGAGGCGGGAGCGGTCCGCCGGCGTGAACCCGAGCAGCGACAGGGCCCGCACGATCTGGGCGTCGATGTCCCGCAGCGCCGAGCGCTCGTGCCAGGCGCCCCGCAGCACGTCGAGGCGCAGAGCAGCCCGCTCGTCGAGCTGCTCGCACAGGATCTGCAGGAGCTCGATGTCGGTCTGCGGCGAGATCCACCGGGCGCCACACGACCACGCCCGCTCCCACAGGCCCAGGCCCACGGCGCCGAGCGGGCGCAGCGGCGGCGGCGTCTCCGTCGCCGGCGCCAGGGCCACGATGTCGCTCAACGCCGGCAACGGCCGCTTGCCGGGGTTGCCCAGCCGGCGCTTCTCCTCGTTCGGGCGGGGCGGCGGGCCTCGGCGACCCATCAGGTCCACCAGTCGGAGACAGGTTTCGCTTCAAACCTGCGTTTCTGTGAGGCGGAC